GGACGAATGGATATGTGCGTGAGGGGTTTTACGACAAGCTGATAGAGAAGTCTATGCAAATCTTGAATGGAGAGGTTGATGATTTCAGGCTCTTTCCTTTCATCTGTAAGCTTGATAGTGCGGATGAGGTGGATGACATGAAGAGCTGGCCGAAAGCAAATCCGATGTTGGACGAAAGCACTCCTTACGCTAAAAGGTTGCTTGCTAGAACCAAGGCTGACTATGATGACCTTGAGTTGGAGCCGTCTGGCCGTCAGGAGTTCATGACTAAACGGATGAACCTTCCTGAAGCTGACCTTGAGAAAGATGTGACTTCTCGAGAAAAGCTAGTTGCTTGTTTGCGATCTCCTGGTATCGACTTGAAAGGTCGGTCATGTGTGGCTGGTTTTGACTATGCGAGCATCCGAGACTTTGCGAGCGTTGGTTTGTTGTTTAAGAATGGGGATGATTTTATCTGGAAACAACATTCATTTGCTCGGAAAGAGTTTTTGAGGGCTTTCAAACTAAAAGCCCCTATTGAAGAATGGGCAGACAGAGGTTTATTTACAATTGTGGACGGTCCTAGTATTGATCCACGGCTTTTGATTGCTAAGCTTGTCGAATGGAGCAAACTTTACCAAATTGAACTTGTATGTGCTGATGGTTTCAGAATGGACTTGTTGAAACCTCTTTTGGAAGAGGCTGGTTTTGACTATGAGTTCTTACGGAATCCAGGGGCTATCCAGTCTAAGGTTGCGCCAATTATCGAAGACGGATTTGCCAATGAGCGTTTTATCTTTGAGGGTGACAACTCAATGATTTGGTATACGGATAATACCTATGTCAAAGAGGACAAGGATGGCAATAAGCGTTTCTTGAAGAAAGAACCCGTCAGAAGAAAGACAGATGGATTCCATGCCTTGATTGCTGCTCTATACAAGCGTGAGTTGGTGCAAGAGTCGAATGTCGGGGAATTTCTTGACATGCTAGAGAATTGGGAGTTTTAGGCAAGGACATTATTGTAATTGAATGCAGCTCTGTTTTTTGATATACTAGTTCTGACATTTAGTGCAATATTATTTTGCTAATAGGATTAGGATATGGACTCATGAACAGGCAGGAAAAATTACTTGAATTGGAAAATGAAAGAGCTAAAGCAAATAAGGAAATCGATAATTTAAAATCAGGTATGACTTCTGGTCAGATGATTTCAGTGATTTTTCTTTTTATAAGTATTTTTATGATTTTTATACTTTCTGGTTTTTTTGTTAAATTCTTTGGTTTTATATTAGCTTTTCTGTCCATCTTAGGAATAATTGGTGCTTCTAATCAAAAAAGCGAGAGGGTTAGCTGGTTGGAACAACGTTGTATAGACTTGGCATGTGAAGTAGAGAAAACGAAACAAAAGTGGTCAGAGGAAGATAAAAAACAAAAATCTGATTCTGGTAAAAAAACTGATAATCATCAAGAGTTTACGGATAAAGAAATTGATAGTGGTCTTGTTTGGAAACGAAGATTTACTGTTGTGGGGACTTTTTATCGAGATTCTGGAGAAATTCCCTTTTATAAGTTGCAAAAAGATTTAGATCATTTAGAAACGGTTAAAACAAATAATTTTCAATTTAAACCAGAGCCAGATAATCCTTATCATGGTAATGCGATAAAAGTAATAGTTGAAGGATATTTTGTTGGTTATGTACCTAGAGAGTTAGCAAATCAACTTATCCATTATATGGAACCGTCTAAGTATAGAACAGAGGGTTATGTAAGAATATCTAAGGTAAGCCTGAAACGAGGTAAAGAAATAAAATATGCAGTTGTTCCTAAAATCTACACTAGATAGTAGTCTAAAGCACCTAGAGAAATCTAAGCGCTTTTCTTATTTTTAATTTTTTTCAAAAAACCTCTTGACTTTTTGTGGCACAAGTTGTAGTATATTGTTGTGGCACAGAAAGTAGGTGATGAAATGAGTCCACGAACCGGAAGACCAAAAAGCGAAAAACCGTTGAATGTCGAAGTGAAAGCAAGAATCGACTCAGAGTTGAATAAACATTTGGAAGATTATTGCTTACAAAAAAAGACCACTCGTACAGAAGTGGTTAGAAAAGGCATAAAATTAGTTTTAGGTCTTGAAAAAAATAAATAACGCATAATCCTCCTCGCCAAAGTTGTGATTATACGTTATCGCTCGAAAGAAACTCTTTCTGAAATCATTATATCAGAAAAGAGCTTCTTTGTCATACCGCAAAGGAGTTTTTATAATGGCAAAAATTGAACTTTTAGACAGTTACGAAAATTTACTGAACTATGTTGAAGAAATCCGTGAGAGTATGGATTTGATTCACAATTGGCTGGCAAAAGAGCCAGATTGGGATAGTCAGTGTGAATTATATGATTTTATTGCTCAACATAGCTCACAATTCGCCGTATTGAATCTTATCATGTACAGGCTGGATAGTCTTAAAGATGAGCATCGTACGATTATTGATAATTATATTAAAGGAGAAATAAAATGAATCAACTTATTACAATTGAATTAAAAGATGATAATGCAGTGGTTTCTGCAAGACAGTTGCACAAAACACTAGAAGTTAAAACTCGCTTTAGTCAGTGGGTGGAACAAAATTTCAAAATGTTTCAGGAAGGAGAGGATTTTACAAGCGTAGTTGGAACTACGGTTGTAAATAATGGAGCAGTTAGAGAAATTCAAGATTATGCGGTGACATTACGGATGGCTGAACATCTTGCTATGATGTCTAAAACTCCAAAAGGATATGAGATACGTGAGTACTTTATTCAAGTAGAGAAAGACTTTAATAGTCCTGAAAAGATTATGGCTAGGGCATTGAGGATTGCGGATAATAAAATCCATAAACTGGAAGCTCAGATGGAAGCTGACAAGCCAAAAGTTCTCTTTGCTAATGCGGTGTCAGCTAGTCAGACATCTATTTTGATTGGTGACTTTGCTAAGTTGCTCCGTCAGAATGGTCTAAATATTGGTCAGAATCGTTTGTTTATTTGGCTACGTGAAAATGGATTTCTAATTAACCGCAAAGGAGACTCTTGGAATATGCCAACTCAGCGTAGTATGGATAGGGGATTGTTTGAAATAAAAGAACGAACACACCATGAACCTAATGGAACAATTCGTATCAGTAAAACTACAAAAATTACTGGAAAAGGTCAAGTCTATTTCATGGAAAAACTATTAGCAGAAGTAGCCTAATATAAGCACTCGAAAGGGTGCTTTTAATTTTGGGTGGGTGGTCGGCAGAAATTAAAAGAAAGGAGGACGAACCTTGGGATTGCTGAATTTGTTTAAGCGTGAAACACCAACTGCTAGCTTTGAATTTGAAGAGCTGGAGCGAATATTTGGGAATCTACAGTTAAAAAGTCTGGCTGTCGATAAGTCTGCTGAGTTTGTTGCTCGGATTTTTGCTAGGTCAGAGTTCAAGTATCTTGAAAAGGGAAAAACAGAAAAATCTGATTGGGATTACTTGTTAAATGTTAGGCCAAATAAAAACGAGTCAGCTTCTGAATTTTGGCAAAAAGTTGTTTATCGTTTGATTACTAAGAACGAAGTTCTAATTTTTCTCACAGATGATGATCAGTTGCTTGTCGCAGATTCCTTTACTCGAACTAAATATGCTGTTTATGACGATGTGTTTGAGTATGTATCTTGTAGGGGTTATACTTTTGAAAAAAGATTTAGGATGAGTGAAGTGATTTTCTTGCAATATAACAATAATCGATTGCAAGATTATATTTCTGACTTATTTGATGATTACGAGAAGTTGCACACTCGTTTGGTCGAGGCCTTGGCTAGGAATAATCAAATCAGAGGAACTCTGAAAACCAAGAATAACGGGAGTTTTGATAAGCAGATGCGTGAAAAACTCCAAGCATATGCCGATGGACTTTTTAAGTCATTTAGTACCAAAACGATTGCGATTGTTCCATCTCAGGACGGAATGGAATACAGCGAGTTAACCAATACTACAGGAACTTCAAATATATCTGTTGAAGAATTAAAAAAACTCAGAAGACAGTTTGATGATGAAGTTGCTGATATATTGGGTATTCCAACAGCTTTGCTACATGGTGACATGGCTAATCTAGAGAATAGTCAAAAAATGTTCAATAGTTATTGTTTTCAGTCTCTTGTTAAGAAGATGAGTGATAGTTTAAATTTTTCATTGCTAACAAGAAGAAGATATGACGATTTAAGCCGCTTTGTCATCGTAGGAGAAGGTCAAAGAGATAAATTTGCACTTGCTGAGAGCATTGATAAACTTATTTCGTCTGGCTCAATGTTGATTAACGAAGTTCGTGCTGAGCTTGGGTTAGAAGCTGTTCCATGGGGGGATAAACCTCTCATCACCAAAAACTATCAAATTGGTGAGCAAATAGAGAAAGGAGGTAAGAAAGAAGATGAAAGTAATTTCGATTAAGGGTACGATTGTATCAAATAATGACAGATGGCTTTACGATTGGCTTGAGTGGGAAGCTACTGCTCCGAAAGATGTTGTCCTTCCTGAAAGTGGTGAACCGATTGAGGTTCATATCAATTCAGGCGGTGGTGATGTTTATGCTGGTAGTGAAATCTATACTGCTCTACGCTCGTATCCTGGTGACGTGACCGTAAAGATTGTCGGTATTGCAGCAAGCGCAGCGAGTGTGATTGCAATGGCAGGAGATACGGTTGAAATCAGTCCGACTGCCCAAATCATGATCCACAATGTTTCAACGCAAGTAAATGGAGACCATAACACACTGCTTCATGAGGCTGGTGTACTAGAAGGGTTTAACAAATCGATTGCTAGTGCCTATGTTCATAAGACTGGTAAGGCTCTTGATGACTTGCTTGGATTGATGAACAAGACTACTTGGTTTGATGCTGAATCAGCTTTGAATCACGGATTTGTAGACAAGATTATGTTTACAAATGAAGTCGCTCCGACTTTGGTTGCGAGTGAAACTCCTATGATCCCAAGTGATTTTATTGAGAAGATGAGGTCGGCTATGACCCCTGACATTGATAAAATCGCTGAGTTGGTGGCTGAAAAGCTAGAAGCTAAACTACCAGAAAAACAAATTGAAAATACAGACAAGGCTGTCCCAAAAGGGTTCGGTCTTTTTATGTTTTAAGAAAGGAAAAAACAGAATGACAATGCAACTATCTAACCAATTTGAAAAACAACGTCAGGCATTTATGGATGCCGTTGCAAATGGTGCACCTCAAGAAGAACAAGCGAAACTATACAACGAAATGCTTGAGTCTATGACCAATGAAATGATGGTTCAAGCTCGTAATGCTGCTCGTGAAGAAGTTTCTGCCTTGAATCCATACGATGCTAAACTGACTGCAGAAGCTCGTGAATTCTTCAATGATATTGAGAAGGCTGCACCTAAGGGAGTTGAAAAACTCTTCCCTCAAGAAACAATCGACCGTATTTTTGAGGATATGGTGGCAGCTCGTCCACTCCTTCAACATATCGGCCTTAAAAATGCGGGAATCCGTTTGAAATTCCTCAAGTCTAGTCGTACAGGGCAAGCGGTTTGGGGCAAAATCAATGCTGAAATTCAAGGACAGCTTAAACAAGAATTCAACGAAGAAGAAGCTATCCAGTCTAAATTGACTGCTTTTGTTGTAATCCCTAAAGACTCTGAGAAGTTTGGTCCTGCTTGGTTGCAGAAATTCGTATCTACCCAAATTACAGAAGCCTTTGCAGCTGCATTGGAAGCTGCTTACTTGAATGGTGACGGCGACAATAAACCTATCGGTCTTTCTCGTACCCTTACAGGGACTGTTGCAGACGAAAAGACAACCTATGCTGAAAAAACAGCTCAAAATACTAAGTTGACATTTGCTGACTCAGCTACCGTAGTCAAAGAATTGACAAAGGTTTATAAACATCACTCTGTGAAAGCGGACGAAAAAACTCCAGTTGCAGTAGAAGGAAATCTTGTGATGGTTGTTAACCCAGCCGATGCTTGGGATGTGAAGAAACAATACACTTCTTTGAATGCTCAAGGTGTTTATGTCACTGCAATGCCTTACAATCTTATATTAGTTGAATCTGTAGCACAAACAACTGGTAAAGTTACTACATTTGTCAAAGGTCGTTACGATGCTTTTGTTGGTGGTGGTATTGAATTCGGTCGATTTACCGAAACATACGCTTTGGAAGATTTGAATCTTTACACTGCCAAGCAATTTGCCTATGGTAAAGCTCATGATGAAAAGACTGCTGCTGTTTGGGTTTTAAAATTCCCTGAAGCTTAATTTAGGGGTTGAGTCATGACTGCCGAAGTAGAACTTCATTCTCTCCTTGCTGCATTTAAGGAGAGAATGAGGATTTTCCACGATGGAGAGGACGCTAACCTTTCCAGGATGTTAGAAAGCTCTGAACAAGCTGTTTTTCAATTCGTGGGCACTACAAACCACAATCCACGAGTGAGAGAGCTTATTTTAGAGCGTGCACGATATGCCTACAATGATCAAGTTGAATTTTTTTATCAAAACTTTCAAGGAGATTTGATGGCGTTATCTCTTGAAAATTATAAATTGGAGGAAATAGATGATTAAGGTTTTGAAAGGATTTTACGACCTTAAAGAAGGTCAATATCGCTCAGTTGATTCCGAATTTGAAGCGACAAAAGAGCGCTTTGATGAAATCAATGAAGCATTGCCTGACTTTGTTGAATGGTCAGAAAAACAACCAGAAGTAACAATTCCTGATGTCCCATCATACTAATCGTCCCAGTTATCGTTACAAAAAGCCTGAGTCTCAAAATGGAGACCTGAGAACTCCCCTGACTTTCTATACTTCTAAGGTTAAAGAGGGGGTTGATGGCCGTGATATGAGTTACAAGAAGGCTTTTTATACGATGGGGCAAGTATACTCCCCTAGTTTCAAAGACATTGAGATTGCGAATGGGAAAGCGATGAAAGCTAAGATGACTTTGAAAATTCGTGACCCTCTGACAGATTATCAGCCTGAAAATCGGCATTTTGTCGAAGTGGGAGATATTCGTTTAGTTGGTAAGAAATGGCAGGTTATCGATGTATGTCCTGATTATGATAATCGGGATTTTTTGATTGTCATTATCGGAGGTGGTCGTGATGTCTAGTGGAGCAAATCTAAAAGGATTTGATGATATTTTGAGGAATATTGAGGCTCGTCTAGGAGAGCCAGTGGTCCGTAGAAAGGTCAACAAGGTTTTGAAGGAGACGGTTGAGGAGTTTGAGCCGACTTTCAAACGGGCTATGGCGGTATACGCTGACACTGGGAAGACGGTTGGCGCGGTCGTTCATGGGAATGTGACTGGTACAGCTAGCGGTGTTCCGATGGTTAAATTAGGTTTTAAAAGTCCTCGTTGGACTCTTATTCACTTGAATGAATTTGGATACGCAAAGAATGGACATCCTCGTGGTTTCGGTATTATGCGTCGTTTTTTTGAAGGTAGCAAACCGGTCTTCAAATCCAAAGTAGGCATGAAGTTAAAACAGGAGTTTTTGTAATGATTAAGGACAAATTAACTGAACTCTACAACGCTTTGAAAGAGGATGAGTCTTTATCTGGTATTAGTATCAAGTCATTTGAACGTCCCGATACTTTGGGGGATGACGAGACGAGTATTGTCATTATCCCTGTCGGACCTCCAATGCAGACAGCTCA